CTGCGCGACGGACGGGTCACCTCGTGGGCACGGGCTTCAACGGGGGCCGCCGCCAGGGTGCGTGGTGCGCGATCTTCGGCTGTGATGGTCAGCAAGCGCTGGCGGGCGATCGATGCGGATGCCATCAGGTGGAACCGCCAAAGTCCGCTGTAGCCCAGCCCGCCCGACGGCGGCGGCCCCCGTTTGCCTCACGGTCAACAGCCGCCTGCCACTCAGCGCGGCCTTTTCGAATTTCTGCCAGGTCAGCGTGCGTCAGCTGCCGCTCACCGAAGCGAACGCTCTGGCCCTTCAGCACAGCGATCTCCGCCTGTGCGTAGTGTTCGAGCATTTGCTGTGCAGTTGTCATGCTGCATAGGCTAGGGATGTCTTTGTCCACGAACTAGGCAAAGTCGTGGACAAACACGCCTGCAAGTAACTGATTCAAAAGCAATTAAAAACTACGTTGTCTCCATCTTTGCCAAAGTCGTGGACGACGTGCGTTTCGCGCGCCCAGGCAAGCCTCCAGGGAACAGTTCATGGAGTTTTGCTCGCGATATCTCAAAGTCCTGCATCACCTTTTTCACTGACAAGCCGCGCTCCAGAGATGCTTTGATTAGAGCGATGGGGTACTCGCGCACCGCCGCCGGAAAGTATGGCCGCTCGCCAGAAAAGCAACGCATCACCGATTCCACGAACGGCTGCGCCATTGCCTCACTGATCCCGATGTCCTCACGCATCTTGTCAAGGATGCGTGCACGCAACTGTCCTTCAGTCTCCCTACGACGTGCCATCAGAACCCCCATCCATCGCGGGCAACGATACCTGCCGATCGCTGCGGGGACGCGGGAGGTTGTGGCGGCTTCGCCGGTGAAATAGACGCCGGAACAGCCGACGATGTTTCACGGGAATCCGAGGACTGATCAAAAAGACCGTGTGACACCGGGTGATACTGTTCCTCGAGCGCAGCCCATTGCGAGTCGCGAATCACGTCTGCCTTCACCGCCGGGGCGAGCGAGGCCCAGATGGCATAGACGGCGGTATCCAGCTCTTCGTTTCTTGCTCCCTTCGGCTTGATCCATGCACCCGCGTCCTGATCGAAGTACTCGACCGTCAAGCCCTTGAAGTAGCGGGCCGGCAACGCACCTGGATCGGGGTTAAGCGGATCGTGCACTTCATCGCCACGGCCGCCAGGGAAGCGCAGCATACGCACCGAGAGGTTCTCGTCTGCCCCTTCCCGCTCCGCCTCATCCTTTGCACCCAGCGCGGCCGTCAGCCAGCCATAGACCATGTGCTTGAGCACCGACGTGCCGACACCCCACACACCAATGCTGCGCGCCACGGTCTTTTCGCGGTGGTTCACCTCGGTTTTGGCCGGGCGGTAGACGGCGCGGTCCGACTTCTTCTCCGCACGACCACGCACCAGGTACACGGCCTGCTTGATGAAGCCAAGCGGCGTCTCGATCATTCGGTTGGAGCCAGAGTTGCCCACCGCCTTCTTGACGAACTGCGCCACGGTCTCGGTCCAGTTGCCGCCGTCCAGCGCTGCCGCAGAAATGCCCATCTCAATTCCTTTCGCTGCGCGCCAGGTTCCCTTCAGGTACTCATCCAGCGCGTCATACGTTTCCAGGATCGTTGGATCCAAGTCGATTACCGCGTAGTCCACAACCCAACGACGCTGTCCGCGACCGGTAGCAATCACATGGACCTCAGCGCGGTCGTGCTGGAAGTCCACGCCCGCCGTGAGCACCAATCCACCTGGCGGCACGATGCCCCGGTGCACACCCGGCTCGGCCAGCTTCGCGACCTCCTCAGAATCCTGCTGCTGCCGCTCGCCTTCGAAGGGGAGACCCAGCTTGAGGTTGTAGAAGCCAGCCATCTTGTTCGGATCGCGATCGGCCTCTGCCTTCGCGTCAGCCAGATCTTTCCATGACGGCCCCAGACCCAAGGGCGCATAAGCAGCCCATGCGTGGAAGCTGCGGTGATAGGGGTCGGCCGCCGGATTCGTCGGCTTCCAGTACGCGGTGCCGCCGAAACCCCGCTCGGCCAGCATCGTGTCCTTGTGATGCTCGTGGATCACGCAGCCGCTCACTTCGCAGGCAAAAGTTCCATCAGGCTGGAGGCGCTCCACATCGAGGGTCTGCTCAGCGCCACATTCAGGACACTGGACCACGTAGACGCACATGTCTCCTGCCTGGTAGCCGGCCTCAATGGCGCTAGCGCCTGCGATCGTGGGGGTGCACGCACGATAGACCTTGCCGCGGTCGCCGTAGGAGCTGGCGCGCGCCTCCAGCTGCTGATCGGCCGGTCCCTGACCGCCAAGGTCCTTCGGGTATTCGTCCACTTCATCCATGAAGATGTAGCGAGCGGTGCGCTGGCGCAGCTGGTTGCTGGAGTTGGCCCAGATCGCCCAGAGCGTCCCGCCCGGGAAGTGCTTCTCCAACGTGTTGTCGGTCGCGAATTTTGCGCGCAGCTCGGGCATTTCCTGCACAGCAGGATCGAACTTCGACAGCACCCAGCTGCGAGCGAGGTCCTTTACAGGCTGCGCCACGATCATCGAGTCTGAGCCGCGGTCAACCACGTACCCGGTCCAGTTGATGCCGATCTCGGTGGCACCAATCTGGGCAGACTTCATGAAGTCGACGATGCGGACCGGCGAATGGTCGCTCAGGCAATCCATGATCTCGCGGAGGATCGGGTTTCGTGCCGTACGCCACTGTCCGGGCTCAGCACCGGCGGCTTTGGCGATGATTCGGTTTGCGTCCGCCCATTCGCTGACCGTCTGCCGCGGCGGCAGCGTCCAGGCTTTCTGCCACGCCGAGCAAACCACGTTTTGCGGGTCTGCGAGCACCACATCATGCGCAATCAGGTCGAGGCTCATTC